ATGCGCGACCGCCACGCGGCGGCCTGGTGGAACACCTTCACCGGTCAGGGCGCCTACTCCTCCTCGGGGGAGGTCGTGTCCACCCGGCCCGGCTCCGGCGGCGCCGTCACCCCCACGACCAACCTTCCCGGCGACCAGCTCGCCCGCTACCGCGGACAGGTCATCCAGGGGCAGGTGCTCAACACCCGCACGATGGTCGACCCGCTCGGCAAGTCCGGAAACCTCATCGCCGGGGCCGCGGACCTGTCCGGCCTCGCGCAGTACGGCGGCACCGCGCTCACTGGCGCCTCCCTCGGCTTCGGCGTGACCACCACCGCCATGCAGCTGTTCGGGGTCGACCCCGCCGCCACCGGGCTGTCCGGCCTCTCGCAGATCGTGGGCGTGCCGCCCGACGCTGACTTCGTCCCCAACCGTGACGTCCCCACCGTCGACGGGCGCATCCAGCCGCAGGCGCTCACCGTCTCCACCTACACCGCGACCTCCTACCCCGACCGCGTCCCCCTCACCTGGATCGCCGGCGAGCCGGAGGTCCAGGTCAACGGCGCCTACTCCTCGCTCTTCCTCACCTTCGCGCCTCAGACCCTCTGCACGGGCGGGTTCTCCTCGGGCTGCTCTGGCCGCGCCATGTGGGGCGCCGTCGCGGTCTACTCCGACGGCGTCCGCTACGCCGCCAACGCCGACTACGACACCGTGGTCCCGCCCGGCGGTTCCCTGCCGGGCTCGTCCTTCGTCAACCCCATGCGCTCGTACGAGACGGTGCGTGTTTCCACGACCGCCCAGGTCGACCCTCGCCACGGGACCCCCGTGCGCTGGGAGGTCTACGCGATCGGGGACGAGCAGACCCCCGCGGACGCTGTCGGCCCCCTCGTCATCGACCTCAACGCCCCGGACGTCGTCCCCAACCCCGAGCGGACCTGGCGGACCACGTGGACCTGTGGTGGTTCGCCTGCCGGCCCGCTCGACTCCCCGACCTTCACCCAGGACGACGATCAGTACCCCGCCCCGATGATGGGCACCTGTCCGGCGACGGCGGCGCTCGACTCGGCGCTGATCCAGCTCGTCACCCTCGACGGTTCCGCCCCGCCCGTCACCGTCCTCGAGTGGGCCGGTCCCGGCCCTGGGCTTCAGCGGGTCCGCGAGGAGTTCCCCGAGTGCGCTGACGGCTCCTGCTACGCCGACCTCGTCCGCACCTTCCCCGACGGCACCACGGCCTCGTGCTTCGACCAGCCGGCCGCGTGCTCGGACTGGTTCACCGACCCCGACCGGGACACGAAGTACGAGTGCCAGTTCGGCGGGCGCCCCATTGAGCTCGCCGGCTGCCAGATGTACGCCCCGACCTTCGACGCCGGCAAGACCGAGGCGGGCGTCTACTACGCCGACCCGCACACCGGCACCGAGCCGGCTACCGGCATCACCGGCGCGCCCAACCCCTCCCCGGACGTCGCCACGACGCCGGCCGTCGACACGCCCACCACCCCCGCGCCCTCCGACCCCGACGACGGCACCGAGGGCGGCTGCCGCTCGGCCTCGGCGGGCATCTTCGCGGGCGTCACCTGCGCTCTGCGAGACGCCTTCGTTCCCTCCACGCCCATGTCGCAGCTCGTGGCGCCCCTGACCACCGCTGTGCAGCTCCGCCCCCCGTTCTCCTGGTTCAAGGACCTACAGGGGTCCCTGCCGTCGCCGGCCGGCCTCGTGCCCGGCTCCTGCCCTGACTGGTCGGTCCAGGTCGGCGGTTGGACCTCCGAGGACGTCACCTGCGACAGCGCCTTCAACCAGCTTCTTCACTCCTCGCGCCCGTTGACGCTCGGCCTCATGGTCGTGGCGGCCTTCGCCCCGCTCCTGCGGTCGGTCTGGTACGCCTCCATCCCCTTCGTGAAGGTGACCCCCACCAAGTGACCACCTCCCTCGACCCCCGGGGCACCGCCCCCACCCGACCGCGCCGGGACAGCGGGCCCGCCCGCGCGGAGACGCGCGCCAGCGCGGCGAGCACGGACGGTCCCGCCGACCAAGCGGGAGGAGGCACCCCCCGTGGTCACTGAGGCTGTCCTGAGCTGGCTCGTCTCCGCGGCCACCTGGGTCGTCAACCTCGTCCCGGTGTCTCGGATCAACCTCGGGGACATGACCTCGGCGTGGGAGCACTTCCTCGACCTGTCGTGGTTCCTGCCCATCCCCGAGGTCGCCACGATGGTTCTGGCCGTCCTGGGGCTCGGGCCCGCGCTGCTCGCGGCGACCCTCACGACCTGGCTGGCCGTCGGCGTGCTGCGCGGCGGGCAGGCTCGGACGTGAGCCGCCCCGCCCGCGTGGCCCTCTCCGTCGTCTCCGGCCTGCTGACGGTGGCCCTCGCGCTCCCGCCGCTGCTGATGCTCCCCCCCGGCGTCGTCGCCTTCGCGCTGCTGTGGGTCGCCGGCATGGCTCTCGCCTGGCGCCTGTCCCGGGGTCGACGTCGCGCCGCCGCCGGTCTCGCCGCTCCCGCCGGGGACCCTGCCGGCCCCGCCTTCGACCGCTTCCGCTGAGGAGACTCCCCGTGCAGCTCGGACCCGCTCTCGTCGCTGCGGCCAACCGCGGCCCCCTGCTCACCGGCCAGGCGGCCGTCGTCCGTCGACGACGCGGCTACGCCATCCACGCCTACGTGGGAGCCAACGGCGCCGGGAAGTCGCTGCTGGCGGCGATGGACACTCTCCCGACCCTCGCCGGCATCCCCTGGGCCTGCGACAACCCTGACCACCTGCACACCCGCCAGGGCGTCACGATGGGCGTCCGCAAGGTCCTCTCCACCATGCGCTTCGTCACCCCCGACGGCTACGACCACCCCCTGTGGGAGCCGTTGGAGCACCTGCGGCAGATCATCGCCGCCGAGCACGTCGACCTGGTCCTCGACGAGGTCGGCGGGGCCGCTGCCTCGACCTCCGGCGCCGACGACCTCCCCACCCCGGTCAAGGCGAGTCTCCAAGAGCTGCGACGCCGGGACGTCCTGACCCGGTGGACCGCCCCGAGCTGGGCTCGCGCGTCCAAGGTCCTGCGCGAGGTCTCCCAGGCGGTGACCCTCGTCCAGGGCTTCGCCCCGGTCGCGCACGCCTTCGGCATCACCTTCGACGGCCCTCACGAGTACGCCGCCTACGAGTCCGGGGACGTCGTCACCAAGTCCTGCCGGCGCGAGGAGGAGCACCAGCACGACGCCGGCCGCCAGTGGGGCGCGAAGCGGCTGATGTTCGCCCGGACCTTCGACGCGACCACCTTCGACGAGTGGAACACCTCCAAGCGGGAGAGCATCCGCCCCGAGGTCCGGTCGCTGTTCTGGCGCCCCGGGTCCGACGCTGAGCGGGCGTACAACACGCACGGCCACGTGCTCAAGCTCGGCCAGGTCACCGACTCCGGCCGCTGCATGGACTGCGACGGCACCCGGACCCGCCCCAAGTGCTCCTGCCACGACGACGACGCTCCCCGCCAGACCCGCCGGGGCCGCCGCACCGTCCTTGCCGACCTCCCCGACCCCGAGGTCGGTCCCCCGACCGAGCCGGCCCCGGTCCTGCTCGACGACGCTGCGCCGGTGCCGGCATGACGCGCGCCGAGTGGCGGCGGGACGCCTTCCGCGTCCCCCCGGTGCTGTGGCTCGGGGTCCTCGTCGTCCCGCTGGCGCGGGCCTCCGCCGTTGCCGGCCGGCCCTCCGCCGCGCCGTTCCTCGTCGCCGCCGCGTGCATCCTGGCCAACTGCCTGTCCAACCTCGCGTGCGACCTCTGGAACCTCGGCCGGGACACCTGCCCCGAGGACGCGCCGTGACCGATGCCGCCGGCTCGCTCCTCGACCTGCTCGTCACGGCTGCGCTCTGGCGCGTCGTCTCCGAGCTGCTGCGGGACCAGCCGGGTCCGGTGCTCGCGGTGGTCGGGATCGGCGCTGCCCTGCTGTACCTCGCCCGGCGCAGGAACAGTGATCGACCCTTGACGCGCGGCCCCCGGCGATAGACGATCGACCCATGACGACACACGAGACCTTCCACGTCGGGGACCGGGTGCGCTCCTACTCGCGCCTCCTGCCGGCGTCCGTCATCGGCGCTGTGCTGGAGGTGGACGCCGTCTACTCCGGCGACGACGGCCGTACTCGCCTGGCGCTCGTTCCCGCCGGGACCCCGGCCGATGCCGACGCCCCGACCTACATGGTCTCCGCCGACTTCTGCGAGCGTGAGGCGTGACCATCCCCGAGGACGTCCCGATGATCGACGCCCCCGCCACCGTTGCGGCTCGCCGCGCCGAGCTGCACGTGCGCGACGCCGTCCACCACGCCCAGGCGGAGGCGCCTCTCGATGCCCTCGCCGGCATCGCTGAGCTGACGTCCGCCCGCCGCGACATCGACCTGGCGACGCTGGAGCTGGTGCGCTTCTGCCGCGCCCGTGGCCGCTCCTGGAAGGACATAGCCGGCGCGCTCGGGGTCACGCGCGGCGCGGCCTCGACCCGCTTCCGCTCGGCCGGCGTCCGATGACGCTTGGCCTGGTCCTCGGCTGGGCCGGCACGGGGCTGGCCGTCGTCGGCACCGTGGCGCTCGGGACGTGGATCACGGACGAGCTGTCGGCCTGGTCCTACGCCCGCCGGGTCCGGCGGCTCGACGACTCTGCCGAGCCGGTCGACTCCCTCGACGTCGACGGCTCCTGGCCGGACCTCGTCGAGCGGCTGTCCGAGGACTACCCCGGAGACGTCCCCCCGCCCGGTAGGTTCCGGGACGTCCCTCCGTTCTGA